GTATTGAGCATAAGGCTTTAGTTTCCCTTTCTGATCGCGATAAATATATTTCTTATCAATAAGCCAATCAACAAAAGCTTTTGGCTTCACTTTCAATTCTTTGGCCGTATCACGGAAATTTGTCAGTAAGCGACGATCAACAAGCGCGTCAAAATAATCAGCTTTTGGCTGCATGATTGCAATTTGTTCGTTTTGTTTCCTAACCGTTTCTAGTGTAGCGCGGAATAATAATTTCGTTTGCTCATCTGCGTGCTTCAGATACGTTTCTACGAATAAGTCGTCATTCGCTACATAGCCGCCGGTTTTCCGTATGGTTGGAAGGACTTCCTCAGCTACCCAATCGCTGAACCTTTCCGCTTCCGGTTTATTGCTGCGAAAAACTAATTTATAAACACCTGCTTCATTGATTGCAGCCATTTCCTGAGGACCTCCAAGGGTGTCCACCTTCACCGACCCCCTTTGTCGATCGCTTAAACGGCTAATAGCATCCCTATGTTTAGTAATGCCCAGCACTTCACACACATCCTTTGCAACAAACCAGACCTCTCCATCTTTTATAATTGTTCTTACTTGACTTCCGCTGTAAGTAAACACCTTTTGTAATTGATTCATCGAAAATTCCCTCCCCATAAACTAGACCACTATTGGCGTTTCTTTTTTACTTCGAAATATTTAATTCAAAACCATTTAAGTTAAAACCACGAGAAAATACATTTACACAGTTGAAAACACCTTCAATACTATTCTCATAAGCAAGTATCGCGCTCTTTTGTTGTAGTTCCGAATCAGCAATAACTTTAAAACTACCATCGGAACATCTTTCATAATAAAAAGCAACATCTTTAACTTTTTTAATAAATTCCATTTGATTTATCTCCTTTCCTATTTCATAGTTTGTGTCGAATGTGTATTAAAACGGCAAATCATCCTCATACGGCCATTTACTGCATGCTCCCCAATTTTTAGGATTGCTGCGCCAACGATCTTCCTCAATTTCTCGCCGCTTCTGGCGAATAAAATCAAAGAACTGTCGCATTTTTTCACTTTCAGGCTCTCCCATCTGACTAACGGCACAACTGATATACATATCAAGCTCAATTACGTCATCATCTGAGAGATTTGGCAAAGTGATATTCAATCCTCTCACCCCAAGAACTCATAAATATCTGTTTGTCCTTTCGGAACGACGAATTGCTGTGCTTTTGCTTGTATAAGCAACTCTCCAGAAGGTAATTCTCGAAGCGCCTCGTCCGTCTTACAAACCGGACATTGCACAAGGTGCTGTTCTTCAAAGTCTTGCGAAACTGCAAACACTACATCGCAACTCTTGCATTCATACACATGAACCGCTATTTTCACTTAAAACAACTCGCTTTCCTCGAATTTGATTCGTGCCGTTTTTCCCTTCGCTGTTTCAATAATCGTATATCCATGTTCAACCGCTTCCGCTACTTTTGCTTTCCCTTGCACACCGTCAATGACAATCACAAGCACCTTCCCTGGCACAACGGGATGCGAAACAGTCATATTATCTATATCAATCTGCAATTCTTGCGCTCTTTTACTCACCGGAATCCCTCCGTTGTGGTATAATGAAATCGGGTTGTCGGGAGGAATCCCGGCTTTTTTTGTTTTATCCAATCACTTTCCATCCACGTCGAATCCTACTTTGCAACTCATACTTACGCAATGGTTCATAAACATAAACAGCATCACGATGTTCCTTGCGATATAAAAGATACCATCTGGCTTTTCGCTTACGACGCTTCATTCGTCATTCACGTCCGAATTTAGCTTCTCAAGCGCAATTAAGTGCGCAAATTTAAATTTCAGCACCTCGCAATATACGATTGCATCGATCATTTCCTGCTGCAAGTGTTCCAGCCAGCCGACCAATGTGTAGTCACTTGGATTGACGGTTGTTCCGTATTTTTCAATCCCCTTTTCGGTTTGTATTTCGAGCAATTTTTGCACGTTGCGAAGTATTTGATTCTTGTTTAATTCTTCCATCCAATGCTTTGCATCCATCTCAATACCCACTTTCTTGGCGGTGATGGTTGACTGCGTTTTTACGCATATACGCTGCCTCAATTTCATCCCAAGTAAATTCGAGCATTTCTCCAAGTCCGATGAAAGAACTCCAAATGTCGACATATACCGTGATATCTTCAAGTAAACGGGATGTATATTCAAACAAGCCTATAA